CTAGTCATAAACTCTACTATACCTTTAGATTTAAGTAAAGTATAAGCATCGCTCCTACCCAATAACTCTGATAAGATAGAGTTATATGGTGCCTCATATACTGCTGACTTCTCCTTGCTGTTACCAGGTAGAAAGCCCATGTCTCTGGTGGGAACTACTGATCTTATTATAATGATTTTCTTATATTTCGAATATCCGGATAGAACCTCAGACAGTGCCAGGTATAGAGAGACAAATGTCTTTCCAGTGCCAGCTGTGCCATATAACAATAGATTCTTATTCTGACGGTATAGTCGATAGGTGTTCTTCTGATTCTCAGTTATAGGAATGATATTGGCTAGTGCTAATTTGTTTCTTTCTTCGTAGGACTTGTTATACTGGGTTGCGCGACGTTCTCTCCTAGAAAGCTTCTTAGCCATTTAAATGTCCTGTGCGTTGTGTTGTTATATCACCGACACATTATCACTTTGTATTGATTGTTGATCTCCCTAACTTATAGCCACCACTATGCTTCTTCTTGATATTCTTTAAAATATCATTGAATCCGTCATCGATCTTGCGACCATTGATACCTCCACCACTGTGTAGGTTCAAAGCAGTTGGAACTTGTGTATAGTCTGGGTTCTTGGTGAAGACTTCATGCTCAGCCATCGACATCTCAATGTCACTGGTCTCTTTAGTCTTATTATTATAAAAGGTGTATATTGGCATGTTACTCCTTCACAGATTACTTATTACTTTGTACGCTCTTAAGATACTCAATGACGGTTTCAGCAGAACTATCACCATATGGATCATCAGGACATTCATCCATCATTCCAGGCTCAATAAACATCTTCTCAATCTGTTTATCATTGACAACCATAGCATAACGCCATGAACGCTTACCAAAGCCTAGATTGTCCTTAGACACAAGCATACCCATGGCTTCAGTAAACTTACCGCTGCCATCAGGAATCATCTTTACCTTCTTAGGACCAGGTCTCTGATTAACCCAATGATGCATAACAAAAGCATCATTAACTGATAGGCAGTATACTTCATCAACACCTAGATAACGAATGAACTCATAGTGAGTTTCGAATCCGGGAAGCTGCTTTGAGGTGCATGTTGGAGTAAATGCTCCAGGCAATGCGAATACAACTACACGCTTACCATCAAAAATATCATTAGTGGTAAGATCCTCCCAAACAAATGGACTTGGACCCTGAGCGCTCTCATCACGAACACGAGTCTTGAATGTAATATCGGGAACACTTGTTCCTATTAGAATATCAGTCATAGTAACTCCTAGTCTGCGTTTCTGGTTAGATAGTTGATGCGAACCTTCTCTGGATTAAAGAATAGGTTTGTAGCTTTAACTACATCATCATTACTGAATGGCTTGCATGAGAACACATCGATATATGCATTGCCATTCTTGTCAACGACATGCCCACAGATGTTACTGGTCTCAATCATCTGACAGAAACTAAATCCTGCCTTATCGCTATCATGAGTAGCGAAGTGTGCTATCATAGGTTCACCATATGCTACCATATCAATCTTCTCAACAAGATACTTGATAAAGTTCTTAATATTCTGTTCGCTTGCAATAGAATCCTTATCGCACTTGCTGCAGTCCAGCATCAAGTGATAGCCCCAGTATGTCATCTCGTGTTTCCTTTGTTAGAATTCTTGATCTTCATCAGTGAGACTGATAAGCTCATCGATGTTTTTGCTCTTTAGTACGTTGGCTAGTCGCTTTTCTTTCTTACGATTACGATACTCTACCGCATCATAACCGATTTCTTCTTCGTCATCATCTTTATATTTATTAGTCTTATTAGTCTTACCCATTTTCTTCTACTAGTCCTGGAAATGTTTCTGTTACAAGCTTCTTGGTGATACCCTTGTAAGGCATCTTCTTGTCCTTAACCGCGAGGAGAAGCTTTGCGTCCTCAGGATCAAGAGATTCTAGCATATTTACAAAAAGTATTTCACGCTTGTTCTTAGTGACAGCTGGATTGCCTTCACCAATGAATAGATACATCTTACGAAGACTACCATATAGCATAGCCTGTTGGTCGCCAAACTGGCAGGGCTTAAATGGTGGACTGCCTTCAGGTAGATTGAACTTAATGGTAGGACAGAATGCATATTTCAGAATAGTAATCACACCCTGATTCTTAATCTGACTAGCAAGCATATCCTTACGCTTCTTAGCATCCTTCTCATCAGAGATCTTTTGAAAGATTTCAGCTACACCTAGTTGCATTGTATAATCTCCTTAGAATTCATTGATGTGTTCCATCAAGTTCTTTAATTTATATTGAATAAAATAGTTAAACAGCTTGCTACGATCTTTGTTCTGTGTATTGTATTGATCTAGTGTCTGTGTCTTAATCTCATCAGGCACGAACTCAAGATCAATAAGCCTCTGGTTGCGTTTATAGTTGCGCAGCGTAGCTTCATTACAGAACTGATCAGGCTCCTGTAGGATCCAAACAGCAAGCTTCTTAGAGGTTACAGGTGACTGACGGATACCCATAACAAACACATTGTCCTCGGACAAGAAGTTAGGCACACCATCACTAGAGTCACCCTTAAGGATATGTTCCTTCAGGAATAGATCAGGATTGGTGCAGCTGATATACTTCTTAAGCACAGGACTGTACTGTGTAACATTAGGATACTTCTGTAGCTGACCGAAGTCTTTATCACCAGATAGAATCAGAAGCTTACCAAGATGATTGTATTCCTTGACTAATACTGCGATGATGTCATCAGCTTCAGCATGATCAACCTGAATAACCTTGTATGGGAAATAGTCCTTGAGCTCCTGACGAATTCTATTCAGTGATTCAAACAGTGTGTTCCAGTCAAGCTCAGAAGCTTCACGTTCCTTCTTACGATTGGCTTTGTAATAGGGATACACTTGCTTGCGCCAGTAGTTCTTGTCATCGCAAGCAATGACCATCTCACCATACTCGGCGGAGAACTTTACCTTATGTGCGCGAAGAGAGTTAAGCACCATGTGCCGCACGAGATCTTCTTCTAGTTTGATATTCTTATGGTTCCCTATCTGCATCATCAGAGTAGAGATCATTACTTGGTTTAGATCGACGATAATCACTTTAAATAATCCTAAATGTTTCCAACATACATTATACCCTATTGAGTAAATAAGTCAAGTATTTAATCATCTTCTTCAATCTCGTCGTCATCAAGCTCAATAAGCTGTTCTGCTGCAATCTGTAGATCATGATGTATTCCCATAGACTTAAGCATAACAGACTTCACAGCTTCAGAGACAAGGACATTGTCTCTCTCATATATCTCGTCATCAAGGTTAAACCCCATCATAGACAACTTAAAGAACAAATCCTCGACTAACTCCAACGATGTCTTATCAACAAATTTGATTTTGTTTGATATAACCTTTTCTTCTAATTCTTGAACTGTACTACCGGTACTATCTAAAACCCTCTTATTGATTTTAGGAAATACAATGATCTTGGAGGTTTCTTCGTTATCTTTTTTCTGCACTTGTTTATCCTCTCTCATTTAATTATGGATTCTAAAAGTGCCTTCCACTCATTTGCTTTATTATTCCAGCCATGAACACGATCAACTTGTATCTTCTGTAGCTTTAGGTCTGCCTCAATTGCTTCACGCTGATTGCGCATAACTTCAATGCCCTGATGTAACACTTGCATAAATCCACCAGCATGGGCATTAGCATCTTCATTCCACTGATACATCCATGTAAGACCCATTGAAGTTTCTGATAGTGCTGCCAGATTGGGATGAATGCATAGCAGACCAGCAGACATTGCTTCAATAAGACTTAAGCAAGAAGTTTCTTTCCAGATGCTAGGATAAGCAAAGATGTCAGCACTGAGAAGAGCTTCTCTAATTTCATCATTAGACACTGTACCATGATACTTAATATTTGGATGATTGCGGCAAATATCAAACAGCTCTTGATATTGCGCGTCACGTTGTTCCCAACCATAAATCTTAAACGATGAATAAACATCAAGAGTAATATCATCATGTCTCTTGCATAATTCAACAAACGCTGGCACCAGTAGCTGTAGCCCACGATGTGGTGTAGTATGATAGATCAAACGGATCTTATCACTCTTAGTGCGATTAGTAGTATCGATAGGAACAATAGAGTTCTTGATAATAGTAGACTTGTTATATTCTACACCACGAACTTCATTATACTTTTCCATCTGCCAGTTTGATACAAAAACAAATTTGTCAAACTTCTTACGATACATAGGATCACTTAGACGTGAGGACTCTGGGTCTTCAGGAAGATCATGGCAGTAATAAATCTTCTTCTTATCAGGGTCTAGATCACGTGCACGTGAGAATACAATCTGTACTTTCTCAAGCAATTCCCTAGGAATGTCACCACCATACAAACGTTCTTGTAATAGTTCAGTACCACCCTTGGAATCTTTGTTTACTTCATTTCTTTCCATTAGGTCCAAGTTGCTCATCAGTATCCTCTTTCATTTCAATAGATTCATAGTACAGCCTTGCAACATCAAGGCATAAAACATAAACTGCTTTTTGGGAAATACGCCATGCTATATTCATGACGATCCATTTAGCAATAATTTCTCTTAAGCGACTCATAGAGTTTCTTCAAGAACCTTAAACTCAATCACACTATCAGTACGGAATGAACGCCAGCCCTTAACTTCTAAGTCCCAAACAGCAATAGATTCTGTTGTCTGCTTGCGCTGAGTATGTTCTTCAAGTTCTGTTTGAGCGGGAAGCATATCAGGACGCAGCGTACAACGCATACCACGCAGAGTGCCATCCATCTTTGTAAACTGTACAAAACAAATATTATTATGCAAATTATTCAGATAGGAAGTGTGTAGTTCCAGCGACATTATCATTCTCCTTCAATTTATTCACCAACTCATTAAACCCACCAATATATTGTTCACCATCACCAGTCAACAGAAAAATCTGAGGAACTGTTCTTGCACCAGGAACAATCTCTAACAACATTTCTTTGGTGATGTCAACACCTATCTTGCTTTCAACAAAGGGGATACTCTTGCTTGTTAAAAGATTCTTAGCAGCAACACAATACGAACAATTATCTCTTGAATAAATTTTATACATATAAACCTCTTTGTTATTTATTGGTAGTCCCGACAGGATTCGAACCTGTACCACGCACCAATCTAGTGCTTCGACCTTATAAGGATCGCATGCTAACCATTACACCACAGGACCAAACTAATGATCCTTTATATACTATGCTTCTCTGAAGAATACATGGTTGCCAATGCGCTTAGTCTCTTTGACATGTGACCAAACCTTGCGAGTAATAGTTGCGGCATGAAAGTATGTAGCTCCACCTGTTACGTCTGATACATTTTCTAGATAAACATTTTCTGAAATCTTATACACTGCTTGATAGACTGTAGGATTCTTTTTACTGTCTAGTGTGTCATCACAGACCCAAGAGAACGCACAGTTTTCATTAGCTTTCTTATAGATTACTTCGCAAGCAGTCTTACCAAACTTATTAGCTTGCTTCGTTCTATTTAGTACCACGTTATTCACCGCGATGATACCACGTCTTGGTTCGCCGCGAGCTTCGTAGTAGGCATTCTCGGCAAGACAGCCAATTTGCTTCTTGTCATTGTATGTTAGATTCACAGGAACTTTAATAATAACTTTTTTAATTACTGGAACTTCTATGAACTTAGTATTCGTTTGTATGATTGGAGTATTTTTATAGTGGGGATATGCAGCAGTCGCTGCCACTAAACTTAGTAATACACCAATACTAATTCCAATTAGTATTAATTGTGTGTTGAACTTATATAAGTTTTGTGTTGTTCTCATTATCTCGCCTCTTAGTACATGATTGAGGTATAATGCCAAAAGGCGACAATTATACTACTAAGAAGATCGAAAATCAGATCTCTAAGTCCATCCCCCTCTTACCAGGAATGCAAAATCATTAGTTGTTTCTGTCTGTGGTATCCACTTGAATACCGCTTTCTTAGCCATCTATTGACTTGAAGCTTTGTAAGAGTCAATGGAAGTTGAGAGCTTCCAAAGGTATTTATACATTTAGTATACTAGGAATAGGTAAAAAGGTCAAGTTTTCTTTTCATAAGCATTGTGGACCATTACCCACTCATTGATGCAGTTCTCTGGAATGATAAGAGGATGTCCTTCCCCATATTTATCGATCATAATGGAGAACCACTTGCCCCAGTATCTTTCGATAATCTGTGCTTCATTAAGCATTACTGCACCAATTCCTTGTTCATCAAATATAAAGGTTCTCATATTATCGACGAGGTCTTCCGCCTCTACCGAGCTCACGACGACCTGGGAAATGATCCCCTAGAAATTCGCGATGATCGTATCCCCCACGACCAAACCTCAATGCTCCTAAACCAAGACCTAGAATTGCACCACCAGCAACGGGATTATTATATGGATTATAATGATAATCACAATTTTCAGTCACAACCCTATAAGGCAAACCCCACGCATCATATTGCGTGCTGACAAGAGTATAACAAGGAGGTGGTAGTCTCTGAGCATATTGCATTTCTCCAGTCTGAGCACAGGCTGTAGTTGATAGAATCATAACACCAAGTAACGATAATGATAGGAATTTTTTCATTTGATTACCCTCAGTAGGACCACATCAGTATTTATTCTTCCGTTAGCAGCA